CCGTTGATTCTTGCGGTTTCATCGGCAACACCACCCTGCTTGCCCTTGGCTTCTTCTGCTTTGACGCCAGCATCGCCCATAGCATTGCCAAGCGTCACGGCGGCGGCCGTGGCGGCACCGAGCGCTAATGCAGTGGTAGCCAAGGTTGCCGGGTTCATTACCGCTTGAAGGAACGCAGCAGCAACGCCTGCCGCTTTCTTGGCAGCTGCTAAACCGGCAGTGGCAAGTGCCCATGCTTTAGTGGCAAGTGCGGCGCCGTGGAGAACACCGACAAACGTGCCGATAAACGTTGCAGTTACTGCCAGCGCTTTAATGTTCTCGCTAACAAGATTTATCGCTCCTGCTAGCACCTTAAACGGCACAATAATAGCAGGAATAACAGGCTTAAACGCGACAACGAGATTTTTAAATGCAGTGTCAACCTCCTTTAGCGCGCCTTCGATAGTGGCTGACATATCCTTAAATGCTTTTGTTGCAACACCAGTCGCTTTGTCCTGCTTAATGATATTTTCGACAAACTTTTGCATGTCGCCGCTAAGTAGCGGCAAAATTGACTTCAATGCGTCAACAGAGCCAAACAGTGTAGTTAGCTTGGATGCACTGCCCCCGGTTGCTGTTGCGACTTGCTCCAAGAATCCAGCAAGTCCCTTGCTGCGCAATCCGGCTTCATTGAAGTCAATGCCAAGCTGGCGAGATAAATTTGTAGCCTCAGCTGTTGGTTTAAGAATTGAAATTAGCGCTTGATTGAGTCCGGTAACAGCGGTTTCTGGTGCCACGCCTTGCGCTGTAATTGTTGCTACCGCAGCGTTTAATTCTTTAATCCCAACGCCAGCAGCAGCAGCAGTTGGCGCTAAGCTGCCAATTAACGCCGCATATTCACCCAAGACAATCTTGCCATCATTCTGAGTTTGAATGAACCCATCTACCAGTCCGGCAGCTTGGTCAGCAGACATGCCATAGGCGTTAAGAACACTTGTAACAGCATTTCCAACGGTGTTAATGTCACTCAAGCCGCCAACAGCACCCTTAGTTGCGGCTTCTAGGATGTTTGTTTGATCTGCAACATTTGCAAATCCAGCTGAAGCAACGTCATATGCGGCAGTCGTCAGCTCAACAGTTGAAGCTTGCCCTTGCAGCTCTTTTGACAGTTGCGCAAACTGTTGGCTAGCGACACTAGCATCAACGCCAAGCGTGCGTAGTGCGGCTTCAGCTTTCGACTGATTGGAAAGCGTTGTAAATGCCTGTTGAAGCGTAAACGCAGCGCCACCAACTGCTGCAAGTTGCCCAACGACGGAAGTTGCCGCACTTTTTAACTTATCAAATATCCCGCCAGTCTTTTTAGGGATCTGGTCAAAGGAGCCGTTTAGCTTTTCGACTTCACCTTGAATTGCCTTAAGCAGTGACTGTGCCTGCTTGCCGTCAATATTAATCGCTACATTGGCGACAACAGACACGGTGGCATCCCCTATGCCCTAAGTCTACCGCCGCCGTGCTTTACGCATAGCGTCTTCTTGCTCTTTGCCTTCGATTTCGTACAGCATCGCCCACAGCCGCAGCTCTTCGATCGTGATGCGCTGGCTTAGTTCCAGGACTGTATAGCCAAGGTCACGCGCCAATCGCATCATCAGCCGCATGTAGATGTCGCGCTTTAGTTCTTTTTTGCTTCTTCCTCTTTCACGTCATTTTTGTCGGTGATAACTGCAAGCATCAGTGCTTGCAAATCTTCATCGCGCACTTCATTTTTTAGCTCGGCTACTTCGCCATGACGAAACAGTGGCTGTCCTGCATCATCCTTGGCCTTCTGGATCAGTAACTGCAGCGCAAATGCCGTGGCCTCTTCGCTGCCAGCATCTTTTTGCGCCTTTTCGCGTTCCGCCATGGTCAGCGGTGTGCAGTAAAAATCAAACTCGGTGCCATCACTAAGGGTGACGCACTTTTTAATCGGCACCAGGTGGGCAGCTTTTTTGAGCTTATCAAGCGCACGCATGAATGTTCTTTGTGTGGTCACGGAATAACTTTAGACGCAAAAAAGCCCCAGCGCAAGCCGGGGCCAGGTTTTGACATCTATCAGCTCTTGCTGAAGTCAAAGGTGGGAGTGCCTGCAGGGCGGAAGGAGATCTCTACCGTCTGCGCATCGTCAGGGTTGACGGTGAGGCTGGCAGAAGTCAGCACCGCATCGAACTCAACACTGCGGCTTAGTGCTGCGCTTGGGGAGCCAGCGCTAAGAACGCGGTCGATGTAGAGCTTGAACGATGCGCCAGCTTGCTGGCGCTGAAGCACGTCTTGGATCATGCGGTTAGACAGGTTGCTGTCATCGTCTGTGGTGTAGACGGTGCAGCTGCCTTCGCCATCGGCAAAGCCGGTGATGTAACGGCGGAAGGGTGCATACTGCCCAAGCGCCTGGCCGATGGTGGTGACGTCGATCTCTTCACGGGTGATCTCAAAAGACCACTCGCGTACGTCACCCACTGCCGCATAGGCCGCGTAATCCACCTGGAAGGCGTTAGGCGTTACAGCCGTGCCATCGTCTGTGATTGCAACGCTGGAGCCGCCGGCGGTAGCGGATACCTGCAGCACGCCAGTCGAGGCGGTGTAGGCGATCACGTAATAGGTGGTTGCTGCGCTGATGCCGCCAGGCAGGGTGCCGGTGCCGCTAGCTCCGGTTTCAGTGTTGACGACGCTGAACACCACGGGATCGCCCACCTTGAAGTTCAGGTAGGTAGCCACTGTGATTTCATCATCAGTGGCATCCACGGCGGCTTCGCCGAACGTGGCCTTGGTGCCAGCGGGTTTGTAGTAAAGGGCGCCGGACGTACCGGACAGAACAGTAGCCATGTTGTGAACGGTATGTGGCTGTCTCTAGTCTAAGTAGGCCTCAAAAGTAACCGTAACCTGAGTTTGGTAGTAAGACTCAGGTGATGCGGGCGTTACCTGCGCAGGACCGGAAGCTGCATCAAAGATGATACCGGATAGGTTCAAGCGGTCAAACTTATCCTTGATGCGCTCTGCGATTGTGAAATTGGCGGCAGTGCCTTGGCCTTGGGGGGTAAAGACATTGATCACCAGCGTGCCCGTCTGGCGGTTGTAACTAGTCAACGTGGCGTAGTTGTTATCGCCAAAGCGGATGAACGCCTGCACCCATGGTGTGTTGTTGGGCGGCGTGAACGGTACGTTCTGATAGCTGACGGGGTAGGCAGGCGATAGCGCCATCTCCGTGCCAATGCGTCCTTCAATGGCGGCGCGAACGTCGTTGTAGGTGCTGCTCATGATCTATTCCTGGTGTAAGTTTTGCCAATTCGCGCGGCGTTTACCTCTACAAATTGCTGCATGTCTTTAGCAATGCCTTGCACCCAGCCAGGCCCATCAGTTTGGATGCTGCTGCCACCGCCGGGGCTTGCCCAGTTGGTCACCGTGCGGCGCGGGTTGTATCGCACTTCAGTTTTACTGCCTGAACCTGCTGCGCCAGTTGCCAGCTGTTCAGCGTATGGCAGGTTGTTGTGAACGCTGTAGATATTGCCGATGCGTTCGCGGTTGTAGCCAAGGCGCTCAATCGGCAATTGGCTTGGGTATATGCCTTCAGGCTTTTGCCCGCCAGGTGCTGCATTTTCTCCTACCTGCCAACTTGCGCGAAAGCGGCCAAGATCAACCGGGCTGAGCATCTTGACTCGATTGTCAGTTTCAAGAACCGTAACTCGCATCAATTGCTCGATCCGGTCTTGCACGTAATCACCAATTTGATCAATCCTGATTTTGCCGCGTGCCATTATGCCCTCAAGATCAGCTCGTAGGTGATCGGGGTGTTGTCCTGTTCAATCGTACGCACCTGCACGGCTTGATAAGTAGTGCCATCAATTAGCACTTCATCGGCCGTAGTGGGCGCATTAGCAATATCAGCGGCAGCAATCAACAGCCGCTTGTCGCCGGCCTGGATTAAATCGTTGACCTCACGCAGGCTGACATCTTCCAGCACGCCACGCACTGCAGTATCGGTCGTGGTCTCACTGACGGTGCCAGTGGTTGGGTTGTAGGCGCCAGTCGTCACACGGCGGATGGTGGCAACGCCGCCAAACTTGCTCATCAGCTTGCTGGCGATTTTTTGTAGCGATCCAGCGAGTGCCATCAGGTTTCAAGGGCTGTAACGCGTGCTTCTAATAGCGTAAGCCTGTCGGATGGTTGCCAACGTCCAGCGGTTGAGTCGTACTCAAGAACATCACCGTCAGACTTGCCGCCGTTCGCTTCTACGTCATGCAAATCCTGCAGGCGTGATCCAGTCGTCCAGCGGACAAAGATGGTGCCGTTATTGGTTGAGCTGACAACAGCAGCGACAGCAAGCTTCAGGTTTGGCGCCTGCGGTTCAGTCGTCGTAAATCCACCGGCAACAGCAGGGTCGCACCATAGGATGCTGCCTTCGTTGTAGGCGCTGGTATTGACGCCACGGACCTTGCCGAACACCGTGACGTAGCCATCACTGGCGCCTGCAATGGCCTGATCGGTCACACCGAAAAAGACGTAGCCAGGGAAGCTGCCGTCTGCGATCATCGGCGCAACCTTCAGCCTGCCGCTAGCGCCTAGCGTGCCAGCAAACCTAACAGCAGCGCCTTTGGGGATCGTGACGCTGTTGCTGGCATTGCGGCACAACACCATCGTTTCAG